CACCACCTTTAAACCAGTCGCGGAGCGAGTAACCTTTGGACTTAGCAGACTTACCATCGCGTTTTTCAGTGATGATTTCTTCATTCATTTTTCTACCCCGACAGTGTGCTCGCTGGGAGAATCCTTTTGGATTATTGCAATCGATGGATTTTTTATATTTTGCACTCCACGCTTCCGATACTCCTCCGCCATTAGAGCCCCCATTAGACCCCCCATTCCCATTTCCATTGCCATTTGAACCATTTCCGTTGCCATTCTTCTTCGTACTCTCTGTATCATCGGAAGATTTTTCTTCCTCTTTTTCTTTACGGAGCCAACCACCCATACCAACGACATATCCCATAGGAAGTCTCTTACACTTCTTTGAAGCGTAGCAATAATAATATCCTTTCTTACAGGACTTTTTCGCCATTATTTGGTAGTATCTTCTGTATTATTTAGAAAACCTTGTTTCAGTAATTTAGATAGTTCGCTGGTAGATCCAACAAACAATGCATTATTAGTAACATTACTCGGACCTTTCTTTGTATTATCTTCTTCTAAGTCTTTTAATTTCTTTTGAAGGTCTGCAAGTTTATCAGTAGTATCTGCAACACTCTTGATTAACTGACCAGCAACTTCATACGCTCTAGGACTTGCACTCTCTGCTGCAAGTTCCATAATACCATTAATTGCTTCTTGACCTTTTTCTACCAGGGAATATAAATTTGCACGAGTATATTCATAATCCTTCTTTATATCATCCTTTTCCACTTTTGGTGGAACAGGTTTGATTGGTTTAGATTCAACAATGCTACTCTCAGTATTGAGTGCTTTGTCAATGGACTCATAATTATCACTCATGATTATTAAATATCAGTTTTTCTAGTTGGACTGTAAGTCTTGCCGTCACCTAAGAACTGCCAATCTTCATCAAATCCAAAGTTATCACCTGGCATGAGAAGTGCATGATCTTGTGAATCAATTACACCATCATTGTTTTTATCTTCTTTAGCAGTTGGTGTAACTGTATAACGCATTTCACGCTTAGCAGTTGCTCTATCGGTATTTGCATACATATCAACCTGAACCTTACGGATAAGTCCATCACTACTATCAGCAATGTGACCAAACAGATATGTTTTTGCTGTAAATCTTAAGGTGTGAATTAATGCTCTTCTTGTATCAAAATTTCCTTCATAATCATCCTGGAAACTTACAGAATCTAGAATAATGGGAATATCTCTTTTCTCACCAATTGATTCAACTAAGTCAATTGTCAAATTAAAATGTGGTTGAAAGTATGGAAGAATCTGCTCTAAAATCTGTAATGAATCATCATTCAGTTTTGAAAGAACATTTAATTCAAAACCAATATTATAAGGAACAGGCATGAAAACCTTTTTAACCTTATCTCCATTATCACATGTTTTGAATGTTTGAACCAAACTAGATTTTCTAGTCGAATCGTAATCAATAGAAGTCATTTCAAATGACATTCTAGGCATGGTCATTTGAACTGCTTTGTTCAAATCTGCTTGTTGAGTTATTCTTGCAAGAAACTTTTGACTGGGACCGTATGCTAGAGGAACTTTTATTTGACTCTCAGCATTACCATTTTGATCAGAATGGCGAACATGAACGTCATTGAACAGTGTTCCAAACGCTATAATCGTCTTTCTAATTATTTCGTGGTAATAATAATTTCCTAACATTAAAATGTCCCAAATGGATTGGTTTCAGTGAAATCTAAGAGGTTATCTCCAAGAGTTTCAAACTCATCGTTCTCGCTATATTTATCATAAGTATCAAGTGGGTTATAAATTTGGACTGGATATGATGCTCCAGAATCTCTGCCAATAATTTCTTCACCCTCAAAGAATACAGAACCCGTAGTTGTTCCAATACCAACATTGGCAACTTTTAGGCGGAATAAATCTGCATCCCACTCTTTAACTCTTGCTTCAATACCAGACCTAGAACCATAAACAACTTCATTAAATATGTAATTTCCAGATGATTTAATTGTTTCTGGATCTGCAATAGTAACCGTTGGATTTGAACTATATCCTTTACCAGCATTTTTGATAAAGATGGATTTAACAATAACATTATTTCCATCTTTACCAAGAGAAGCAATGCCAACAGCGGCGGCAGTACTTGGATCCTTGAATTGGGGATCATTAGATACTGTAACTACTGGTGCATTAGCATGTGGAGATTTGGTATATCCACTACCAGGATTTGTTAATGTAATACCAGTGATAGTACCACTATTGCTTAAGACTGCTGTTCCTGTTGCCGTCGTTCCAACAACTGTTTCAATTGTTTCTGGAGTTAATCTGAAACCAGATCCACTCATACTACCAGAAATATTTACTGCATTAAAACTTGTACCTGTTTGATAATCATATCCACCATAAAGTTGTGTAAATCCGGTAATTTCTCCATATTGATTTACGGAATCAATACGGGCTCTTGCCTCAGTTCCAGCAAATCCAACCCTATTGAATGTAACTACATCACCAACCTGATAATTTGAACCATGACTTCCTGCAAATCCTCCTACTCCACTACTATTAAGATTTCCGTTTGGATCTTGCGTGTAGACATCGCCTGTTTTGATACCAGCACTATTCAATCTAAAGGAACTGATTGATCCAGATCTATTTGGTGGTGTTACTGTTACCGTTGGTGTTGAAACATATGCTTCACCAGCACCAGTCATAGTAAATGATGTAATAGTTCCGCTAACACCTACTGTTGCAGTTGCTGTTGCTCCTACATCAGGTCTAGGAATTGTAACTACCGGTGGAGTTGCATATCCAGTACCACCATCAGTAACATTAAATCTAATAACACCTGCACCTACTGTTACAAGTTGTGCAGTTGCTGCAGCACCAACTCCTCCACCACCAGAAATAGTAATTTTAGGCGGAGATGTATAACCAGAACCTGCCTGTGTCAAGAGGATTTCCTTAAGGGATGTAACACCACCCTTTGTGGTAAGAATACCTACAGCATATGCATTATCACCCTCTTGTCCAGTGGGAGATGGGTCAATTGTAATATTTGGTGCAGAGGTATATCCAGAACCATCATTATTCAAGAAAACTTGTCTAACATATCCACTGGCAGAAGTTCCCTGAATCTGTGCAATTGCAGTTGCAGTTCTACCAACACCAATCAAATTCAACGTAGTAATATAACCTTCATCTTGAACTTGAGAATCAATCATCTCAATAGAGGTATCAATTACCTCATCTTCGTACTCGAAGAGTTCACACTTAAGTTGATAAACATAATTTTTTCCTAACTGGTAGAAAGGATCTTCATGCTCAACAAACTTAACTTCAAATAATCTTTGACCTAGTGGGAAATATATTAAATCGCCTTCTCTTGGTCTTGTAGATAAGATAATCTCTCCTTCTCCAGTCCCATCATCAAGACCTGCCATAAATGGAGCGATGAACTCTTCAAATCTTTCCTTTGATATTGTAAGAATAAGTTCATCTCTTACACTTACACCAAACTTCGTAAGAACATCTCCAGCACCAGAGTATCCATCAAAATTATTGACGTATGCTTCAATAGAATAGTTGTCATCAAACTTGGAAGTTTGAACTTCTTCTATTATACTTTTTTTATTAACGTATTTTCTGGGAATATATGTTACTTCTACACCATGAAATTGCAGATGCTCATTCACAATATCTTGAATGAGTCTCTGCTCAGAAGCAGTCCCTTGTAAGAAAAAAGGATTAAGTGCCATTATCCAATAAAGTCGAGAGGTGGTAATTCATACTCAGACATCATTCTTCCTTTGATATCTGCAATTTCAGATTCTGCTTGTTGCAGAATTTCTCCTCCATTTAGTTCGATTCCACCAGGAAGTTTGACTCCACGGAATTTACTTAAGTTTCTTCCCCACTGTCTCTTGATAAGTGCAGTAAGATATTGCTTCATCCAACTATCATTGTAAATTTGTACAAATGATTCTGGATCAAGTGCTCTATAGCACTCAATGATGATAAATTCGTCTTTTGGTTGAGAACCCCAATCTATATCGAGATATAATCTATCTTGTCTCTTATTAAATCTTATCTGTTTATCAGTTGTCAATAAGAAGTCAATGTCCTCAAGATAACTCTTGGTCATTGCATACTGAAGGAGTTCAACTGAGTTGAAGTAGTAAAGGTCGTTCAAAAACAGTTGATACTTGATACTAAACATTCCACCAGAAATGGAACTAGTATCAAATTTAAAAATCTTTTCGATTCCAATTACAGAATCGGGAACTTGAATGTAGTTGGAAGTTTCGTAAAAGTTGTAAGTTCTATTGGAAGTATCGGTAGCAGTTGTGTTTACAATGCCTGTTCCAGTAGTTCCTTGTGCCTTTCCTCTATCTACATCATCCTGTGTAATCTTATACTTAAGATACATCTTTTCAACACCGTCATAGTGACGCTCGTTGAAATATTGAATGGCATCATCAACTAAATCATCAATTTGATCATCATCCACGTTGATTTCCAACACTGGAGCACCAAGTTGACGCAAACAGTAATCTATAAGTCCTTGCCTAGTTGATGGTTTTGCCATATTAACCTTCTAATTGTGCCTTGAGGTCTGCATTTTCTTCTAGCAGAGCATCCATTTGTTCCTTGAAATCCTGAGTCAAGGTTGCTAACTTTGCCTCAAGAAGAACGTTTTGATTTGATACCGTTGCTAGTTTAGAATTGTATATTTTAATGAGAACATTAACATCCACTTCACTTTGATTTTCCATTAATTACCTCAGAAAGTACCCCCGTCAAGTGTCGAAGTCCAGTGGGGCTTATTAGTATATATTACGCTAACAGAACTGGGAACTGAACCAAGATTAGCGATTGCACCGTTTTGACCTTCTCTTCTCAAATTGTTGGAAGTATTAAATGTACCTTCAACACCAACTAAGTTAACAGTGCTGCTATTAGTAACTCCAGATTCAACAATACCATATGCACCTGTGCTATCTTGTCTAACAATATCGCCAGTTGCAGCGGTAATATTTGCACCAAGAGTTAAAGTATTCTTTGTGATAGCAGTCAGAACTTGCTTAGAAGTAATAACTGGAGCAGCAGGTGCGTTTGTAGATCTTTGAAGACCTGTGTCATCGAAGAATACAACACCACCAGTTGCAAAGTCACCAGATTGATAATAGATACCTTTGATATCTAAGAATCCTTTTGTTCCAGTGACAACACTGTTAGCAATAGCAGCATCAGGAACATAAGTCCATCTTCTGCTATCATCAGCATGAGTTCCATGGTTATCAGCATCTGCTGCGCTGTCGGCAATGGAACTATCATCCATACCAAAGAAACCAGTCTTATTATTAGCGGTTCCAGAACTGGTATTGAATGCGAAAGAAATACCTCTGTCGGTATTGCTATCGTATCCGTGAGTGATTGTTACTTGTGCTGTGGTAGAAATACCAGCAGTAGTGGCGTTATTAAACGTAATTGTTTTAGCGCCAGTATTGTAAGAACTGATTACGGTTGCAGCAGCAATACCAGTTCCAGCAAGAGAGTCGCCAGTGTTGATACCAACAACAGAATCCAGAGTCAGTGTTGTAGCACCACTGCTGGCATCTGCCATAACAGTTCTGGTGCTAGTTGTATCACCAATATGGAAAATTGGATCATTAAGAGTCTTGGATGTGGAATTAACTGTAGTGGTTGTTCCATCAACCTGAAGACTACCCTTGATGATTACAGTACCTTCATTACTTAAACCATCGGGATATGGATCCAGATACAGAATATCTGTTCCACCAGATTCTGTAGAAATAATATTATCTTCAATTTTTATATTACCGAATCTTGATTGTGCGGTAACAGCAATGTCAGTATTCCAGGTCCATCCAGCACCAGTTACCTGGACACGGTCAGTACCATTCTCATCATATTCAATCTTTGCATCTTTATCATCACCTAAAGATACGAAAGTATCATCAGGAATATGAACTTCACCAGAACCATGAGGATCTAATTTGATGTCCCCATCAGTATCGGTTGATGAAATTACATTTCCATCAATTCTAAGATTATCTACGTTCCACTGGTCTACCTTGAGCGATTCTGCTCCGCCCAAACCAGAGTTAGTTGCTGGTGCCATGATGGCAACAACACCTCTATCTGAATTTCTAGTATTATGAGACGCTGCTGGAATATTTCCAGGAGTGTGCTCCATCATGGAGGTGTAGTAATGACCACCAACGGGGTGAGTGTTGGTTCCATCATCACCAAGGAAAATTCTATCCTTGTATTGGTTTACTCCTCCGAAGCTACCAATACCAGTTACATAACCGAATTCGCCCCATGCTAAGGTTGATGGTTTACTAGTACCTGAGGATCTTTTGATCCTGATAATACTTGCCATGTCAGAAATTTCCTCCGTTGATGTCTAAATTCTGAGTCGCGCCTGGTGTAAGAGTCAACGTTGCTTCCCACTTTTGGATTGAACTGTTATAAACCAGTACCATTCCATTTTGTAAGTTTTGAGCACTAACATCGCTAAGTTCAGCCAAAGAGAGACCTTGAGCACCAGCAAGTGAAGATATTACTTTTACTGCAGGTTGTTGCCCTACTCTGACCTTAATATCAGCCATTTACTATAGATTTTCAGGATCTAGGAATTATTTATATTCCTTCAAGTCCCAATCTGCCTACAACTTCTTGTTGCTTCAGATAAAGTTTTGCGTAAGATTTTGCAATATCTTTTAATAATGTCCTATCGTCACAAGAATCAATCTCTTTCGCAAGTTTCGTATATTCAAAACTTTTAGAGAGATTTTCTAGAGTGATTTCATTTGGGTCCATTAGTAAGCTCCTTCAGTAGAGATTTGATTTCTTCAATATCCTTTTTAAGTGTATCAAGTTCTTCTCGTTCTGTCTGCCTTCGTTGTTTCATTCTTTTATATTGTGCGTAACCGGAGGTATCCATATTAACGATTGCTCCGGTATTTCGATCCCTAAACAGATTAGGTTCTCCCTCAACGGGAATTAAATCCTCTTGATTCATCATGCTAATGCAATTGCTCTAAAGTCTTTCAGTTTCACTGGAGTGGATTCATTTGAGGATGAGAGAACAACTTTAATTGAGAAAGCAGTAAACTCATCAAGGTTATTTGCACTGAATTGATATTCAGAGAAACCTTCTTTATCACTTGCTGGAACAAAGGCATCCGCTCTTCCACTATTCTTATTAGGATCTCTTACGCGATCACCAAATCCATCACCATCAGTGTCGTCCAGATTATCGTAACCAGGGAATGGTACAAACTTCTGCTCAACTTCGGTAGAATCTGCTTTGAACAGTTTATACAGAACTCTGAAGTCTGCATCTTCCTGTCTGTTAGCAGCAATAATAACTTTGAGGCTAGTTGCTGGTTGTGCGAGAGAAATTGCCTTGGTTACAAATACTGCACCATGTGGATCACCCTCCTCCGCATTACTTCTAGCATCTTCAACATAATCATCAATTGGTTTGTTGGATTTGTTTCTGCCAAGGACGAATGTTGCATTCTGAGTATCCATCATTGGTGACAAATCCTCATTTTGTGTAGCAAAATCAACTCTTAATGTGAGTGATTTATTTCTTGGCATTTCATCCAATCTTGCTGTTTCATTCTCCTTAGAAGCAACCATTCTTGGAGTATCGAAGTAGATTGGTTTATTCAATGTAACTGCTTCAAAACCTTGGTCGATGAAGGAAGTTTCTCTTCCTCCAGCACTTGTTCCAGAAATGGTTCTGAGGTTTGCTTCAATCTTAGTTCCCTTACCAGGGGTAATAACATTGAACATTGGTTCAAGAACACTGAACTGATAGTTTTGAGAAATACCAACAGTGTTTCCACCCATACCCTTCTCAGATTCAAAGTTCAACATAGAAGCACCTGAAGATCTGTTGATAGGAGTGCTTCTATCAAATTCCAGATAATAATTGTCAACGTTTGAATTATCAGTCTTGTAAGATGTTGCTGGGATAGGAATAGATGTGTTGATTCTCATCAGAGAAACACCATTAACCTCATATGGTTGAATTGCAGCATCTTTGGAATGAGCGGTCTTAGGACTATCATTCAAACCTCTTGCAGTGATTGTCAACTGACCTGCTGGTGCAGAAGTTTCAGTGATTCCGTTGTAAGAGATGATTTCATTTCCGAGCAATGCATATCCTCTGGAAGTTGTGATACCTTCAAAGTGTCCAAAGATAGTGGTGTTTGCAACTGATACAACAGTTCCAGTCAAATCTAAATCTGCAGTAACTTCAGTCTTGGTAGTATCTGGTTCAATATCAACAATAGAGATTCTATTGTTTCCACCATGATGACCATGATTAAACTGCTTAACACTGAATACGTTTCCAGTGTATCTTGCATCTACAAGAGATGATGTACCATTTACGGTAACACCAGTATTGTTAGTTCTGGTCGATTCATCAAGAGGATCTGTATAGTAGAAGAGTGCTGTGCTATTTGTGAAGTTTTCGCCCTGAACATCAGTCAAATACAGAGTATCTTCTGTTGCATTAAGAGTCTTAACTGTAACTCTTGCACCAGAACCTCTTCTGTTTGCTGCACTAAGTGTAGATGTTGTGATACCAAGGATTTCTCCCTTAACGTATCCAGTACCAGAATTGGTAACAGTAACGCTACTGACTTTACCATCTGCATCAGTATTGATTGTTGCAACAGCACCAGTTCCTTGACCAGTAATTGAGAACAATCCAACACCTGTTATACTGCTTCCACTCTTAACATAACCACTACCACCTTTGGTAAGGTCTTGAGTGGCAATTGGAGCACCAATATTTTCAACATAACCAGTGATTCCACCAGTTTGAGTTTCACCAATTCTAATTCCAGGAACAACTGCAGCATCTAAAGTACCTGTTACAGGCAACTTGAGTTTTCTTGGTAATCCCTGAATTGGATTATTGTTGAGATCTGCAGCATTATCTCCCTTAGGAGTAACATCTGGATTGTGCCATGTAAGAGTACCAGACTTCTTGAACTTCGCTTTGTAAAGTTTGAAAGTCAAATCGGACATTTGGTTTGGAGTCCAAATAGTTCCATTTTGAGACTCAAACAGAGAACCACCAATATACTGCTTACTAACAACAACTTCATCAACATCAGGCAGTGATGATGTGTTTACAGTCTTACCACCCATTCTTGCAGTCCACATCTCATAGAGGTCTGAACCAGGAGAGAGAATAACGATAGCATACTCTCTATCTTTTTCCAGATATACTGGAGATGGGAAGCGAACTCTTGTTGGAAGTGGATTAAATGGATCTGCTTCGTTGATAACAATATCTTGAGGATTCAAAGCAACCTGAGTATAATCTTGAACCAGGATATTTGTTGGAATACCCAACTCCATGGTTCTAAGTTCAACAAAGACTTTAGATGATGGGTCCTTACTTGCAAAGTACAAATCAAAGGATGTTAGGAATATACCCTGTCCATCAACAGTAAATGATTGTGCAAGAGGGTCTCTGTGAGGTGCTTTAACTTCAACCTCAACTTGAGTTTTCTTCCTTGGTGGTTTGGGTGGATTTCTAACAGAAACTCTAGAAGTTTCTTGAGTCAGAATAGTTCCACTTCCACTGTACTGACCAATTGCTTCAGAAGCAAAGATAGTAGAACCTGGAAGAACGACTGTATTTGGTGGAACTGCAGTAATCTTAACTGCTTTAGTTCCAGACTTGAGTTTATATGGTGGTTGTGGCTTGCTATTTGGATTTCTAAAGAAGAATGCTGCAACAACATCACCCCAGTTATCAGTAACTAAGTCTGCTCTTGTAATTTCTGCAACGGCACCTGAAGTTGCTCCAACAACCTTAAATCCCTTCTCAACATATCCAAAATATTTTTCTAAGTTTGCAAGTGATCTAACTCCAAAGTTGATTAACTCGGATGTTGGCGAATATCCATTTCCTGGTGCAGGTGCATCCTTATCATATGGATTTACTTGATACTCCTCAACAAGAACTGCAGGTGAACCAAGTCCAGCACCGATATCAGGTCTCTTTGTATCTCCAAACTTATGATTTGGTCTTTGGATTCTAATGAATCCAACCTTTCTGCCATTTCTATGGATGATATGTGCATCTTCAAATACCTGGAAAGTTCCAGAAACCATTGAAATTTGACATACTTTAGGAACAATATCAACCTGTTGACTATCAAGGAAATGATAATGCTTTTGGAAAGGTCTCAATCCATTTGCATTGAAGTAAACGTTTCTTGAACGCATCCATGGATCTGCCTCACCCGAGACTTTTACATTCTCAACATAATCAAATTCTCTAGAAGGTCCTCTGAGTTTAGGTTTGAACTTGGTTGTAGTTGTAATTGTAGTTGTAGTAAATGCTCTAGTCTTTCTTTCACCTCTACCACCACCTTTCTTGTAGGTGACGTATTCAGTTTTCTTATCTACATCTTTAGTAGTAGTTGCTTCTTGCTTCCACTTAGCACCAGTAGATTCAGTTCTATGGTCATCAATGTAGATGGTTCTTACCCAGTTATCAGATGCTGGGTCAAGTACAACACCACCAACAAATACAATAACGTTGAATGGGTTTACATTTTTAACTTCAGTTGCATGAATCTGAGTCAACCAATCAACTTCTTCATATGCCAAGGTGAGCATATCACCAGTTTTTTGGATATTAGTATCTTGAAGCAATAAGTTTTGACTTAGGTCAGCAGTATTGACATCAATTCTTGAATCAAATGCAGGTTCTGCAGTCATTGACCAGGTATCTACTGGTGCAATTGCAGTAGCGTTTGCCTTATCAATGTCAATGGTTGTAAATCTTGGATCTGCAAGAGATCTATCTCTGAAATCAGAAACAATGAATCCACTCTTAAATCTACTCAGTCCATTAGCATCAGTAACTTCAAGAGTTTTTGCATTCATCTCAAGCATCGAGAGACTTGTCATCTCTTCAAGAGTTTCAATTCTGTCCTCAAGTTTTCCGATGTCGCGCATCGTGAATCTTCTGTTATCTCTCAGAAGAACTGCGGGATCATTATTTGCATTATAAACATATGGTGGAAGAAGAACCTGAGCGATTTCCATTGCATCATCTGCAAGGATGGGTGCTTGTGGTATATCTGCAGGTGCGCCCTTTACAACTTCTACTTCACCATCTTTATTGATGGTAACCATATCAATTCTTGGCAGATAGTACTTATACCCAACAAATGTTGTTTCATCTGGTGAGAGAACATAACTATATGTTGTTTCATACTGTCTACTTTCAAATGCAAATGGTGATGCAGTTGTTGAAGTAAATTCCTTGACTCTGGGGCGGAAATCAATAATATCAGATACTCTCAATCCATTTCCTAATGCAGGAATATCAGATGTGAATCTATCTTTTCCGTAAGAATTTACAGTTAGTAAATCTCCGGTTACTGTAGAACCTGCATTGAGTTTGAACTTATCAAAAACAACCAAAAGTTGTCTTGTTGGTGTTGGAGAACCAGGTCTTCTTACAAGTCTAGAATAATCGCAGAATTGATGACGTTGTCCCTTTTCTAATCTATAGTTTGCAGTCTTATCAACGTAACTTCCTTTAGTATTCTTTTGAAGAACAGCAGAGATTGAGGAATCTTTAAACTTAACGTCTTCTTCTACAAAGAAATCGTTAGTATTCAGTGGAATATATGTAATGGTATTTGAAGTTCTTCCTACAACTTGACCAACTGCTCTACTTTCCTGTCCAACAATTTTTTCACCAACAATTGCTTCTGTATCTAAAGACAATCCAGTCGCAAACGTGAGTGTATCTAAAACGGGTGCATTCTCAGTAGTTGATTCGTAAACTGCACGAACATTTACAACATCTGGAACATTCAGGGAGATCTCTTGGTCTTCAACTCTCAATCCATAGAACTTACTATTTGTAAGACCATTGATTGCTTTAGATTTTTGAGTTTTATTGACAGCAATGGTTTGACTTCTAACAAAGTCTACAGATTTGCTAGTAACATTCTTCTTAGTTAATGTTGCAATAACAGTAACAGCGGTACTAGCATGTGAAAGACCAGTAAATTTGACACTTTCACCATTAGGACCAAACTCAAAATTGCCAGAAGTTAATTCTTCAGTTTTGCCTTGGTGGGAACCATGATAGTGAATAGAGTATCTTTCAGCATCAAAAGTCTCATAGAATACGCTGGTAATACCCGCTGCAATATCGATTACATCTGCGGTACCTATTTCAAGTTCACCATTACTATCAGTTGATTTTCCAGTAATCTGCTTGGTGATTGTGATTTGAGAATTTGCCAAATCAACACTTGAGATATTAGCAACGGGAAGTGTGGTATACAATCCATTACTACCATACTGGCGGATGTGTGGAACCATCAGGTCAAATGTTCCACTGAATGGATTTACAATTGACTTATTACATACACCAGCAACATCATCAGGTGCTGCTGCAAGAGTCAATGCATCTGATGCAGCATTGATAGAACTAACTACGTTAAATTGGGGAACTGCATTAGTATCTTGATATCTAATGATTGCTCCTGCTTTGAATCCAGTCTTCTTATTGAAGAATCTACCCGCAACTTTACCTGTAGTTCCTGTAATTTGAAGAGTATCTGTTGCACCAAAGTCTGGAAGTGCTCTTGGATAAAGAACAGTATCTGCTAAGAATGTTCCTTGTCCAGATACACCAGAAATAGTTGCAGTGTCTTGGAAAACTGATTTGATATCTTCTGTATTGTGTACAACAATATCTTTAATACCATCCTTAAGTGCTACATCATCATTGATGATAATTTGTTCACCCTCAAGAAATTCTCCAGATGTTTGTGAGAGATCTAAACGAGTGCTATTTCTTCCAGAAACAAATCCTGTTGCACCACTAGAAAGACCTCTGACCAAAGAACCATCGGGAACATTAGTTCCGTTATGTGCAGTTCCAACAGTCAGTGAAGTAAATGTTTGAATATCATACAGATACAAGTCCCACTGAGTGGAGTCTCCTGTATATGATGCATCACTAACACCATACCAATATACTCTTGCCATACCAATCTGTGTACCAAGATTGGTTCCGTTTACTGTAGAAGCATCTCTTCTTGCATTGAAGAGTTTGATTATATTAGTATTAGTGGAATTTGCACCGCTAGCAGCATCACCAACGTTAATATATGGAACACCATGAACATTATTAATAGTAATCAGACTTCCCAGAGAAAAGTCTATGAGAGAACTAGGAATATGCTTCTCTGTTCTTGGTTTTTCTACGTCAACTACAGTAGAACCAACCAAATCAACATCATATCCTCTTACATACGCAGTTCCTGCCGAAACAGTAACTGCCATCAAATCCTTAGTTGGTGTGTTACCTTCATCGGTTACATCACCTTCCTTAAACAGACCACCATTTCCAGTCTCATTATCTAAGGATTCTGCAGTATCAACAATAAAACTATCAACCGCATAGTTACCAGACTCTTCAAAGGTTCTCTTTGCGAAATAGTCTTTAATTAAATTATATTCACTCTTATTCTGAAGTTTCTTGATTTTTCCTTCATCAATTTTAACCAACTCAACGAAGTTGGTATCATCATAATCAGTGAGTTGTTTCTTCGCTAATCTTACACTGATTTTAAGTCTATCTGCACCAGGAGCAGCATAGTTGGTAAAACCTCTAGCATTGTCATTCAGTTGTGGTTCTTGATCTGAATTGACAACTTCTTCTACAATATCAAAACCGACTCTGTACGATACTTCATTATCATAAGGATCGAGAACGATTTGTGAGTTTGGAACATCAACAAATATTCCTCTGATAAAATATACGCCTTGTGCAACGCCAACTGCATATCCTGTTGCAGTTGCTTCTTCACTGACAAGAGTAATTGCAGTATCACCTTCAACTAAGGTGGTATTGCCATACGTAATATTTTCTAAAAGATTTAAGACTTCTCCGTTTTGGAAAACAGTATTTTCTCCATCGTCTGCACCTTCAGCATACTTGACAAAGAGTGTAATTTGCTCAACACCTTGATCTGGTGGTAAAATATATCCCTTAATCGTGCCAGTTGCACCAGAAGTTAATCCCTTAACTTTTGTTCCAGAACCATTATTGGCATTGACCATTGCATCAAGGTATACCGTAATATCGATACCTAGGTGCAGCGGATTTACCTTAATGGTAGTAAATGCATTATCGCAGGTAATTCCTCCAGGAATCACCATAGAACCCTCTTTGAACATATGTTCACCGAAGGATGCTATCTGATTCTGGAGAATTGACTGAAGACCAGTTAATTCCCTTGCCTGAACAGGGTACCCAGGCTTGAAGAGAACTCTATAATAGTTATCTAACTTTTCAAAGTCGTCATAATAAGGGCTTACATTGAGATTAGTCTTCTGCTGTGGCATTTTTTAGAATTCCAGTATAATTTTTAAGTCTTCTTTTTGGCGAGGGTTTCTAGCAATACTTGCCCTATTATCAAGGTAAATAACTTCCCCTGAACCTTTATTTATTTCAGGAACGGCAGCGCCGCTAATGAAATCAATACCAAGGTTGATTAACTTGGTTCCAGATGGGTTTGTAGTAATACCAGCGAATCCAGTATCTACTGCACCTTGGAAATTAGAGATATCACCTCTAATAACAGCAGGGTTGTTTGTGTTTTCAAAAGAGTAAATTCTACCGTTTGTAGAAATACCAGTATAATCTTGCTGGTCTAGTGTTGTTTGATTAAAGAACAATGATCTATCTTGGAAATATTTTAGAACGAATGTTTCCTTATCAAATGATGCAACATAACCATACGCTTTACCTCTACCAGAATCAACAATTTGAGAGATTTTCTCACCAATTTTTGGAGTTCCTGTAAGGGTATTATCACTTCTAAGTTTGAGAGCATTCAAACCATTAAAAGTATTATCTTCATAAACAAGGTCTGTTCCAACTTTTGTTGGATTCTTAACGATTTGAATCTGGGCAAAACTGACTCCACTATCATCTGGGAAGTCTCTTGTAGAATCATCAAATCTTCCATAAACCAGAACCTTGTCAGTTCCAAGTTCTTTATAGATGTCATAACCATGACCTCTAGAAGGTGGAATGATTGGTACCAGTTTTGCTGGAGTTGCACTAGTATTGGAGTTTAGTTTACCTAAATCAACCAATCCATAGGTATATCCCTTACCACCAGATACTACAGTTGTTCCAGTAATCTTTCCACCAACAACATCAACTCTAACTTTTGCTCCAGTTCCATCACCAAGAATTTCACATTCTTGTCCTAAACCATTGGCATAGTTTTCACCCGATTTTTCAATATAAACGGTTTTAATTTGATTCTCATTAACTTCAGAGTCCGCTGCCTCTCTGACTGTTCTAATTTGAGAATCAATAGATGTTGCCCATTGATTAGGAACAGTTATATATTCAGTAGAATCGAATTTAATAATATCACTTGGAGAAATAGTGTAGAGATACTTCCAGATGTATCCATCACCACTATCACCTGCTCTGGATGGTTCCAAGTCGGTGAACTTGGGTTCATCTAGGGAAACATTTCCTTTTCCTGTAGCAGAATCTCTTGCTCCACTAGCACCATTTTCAATACAAATATAAACTCTGAAATCAGAGTTAATTACATAGTAATTTGCATCATATAATCTAGATGCATTAGTGATAGGTGCCTTATTTGTGACACTATAATCATCTCTATACATTTCATACCGAGTACCAGCAACCCAGTCAATTTTCCTGGCAAGGCGTCTAATGTTGGCAGAAGTTATCTTCTTACCAAACATGACAACATCACCCGTATGAGCAACATTAGAAATGCTGTCAATGGGTGCTGGAGGCGCATTAGTCCAGGTGTTAGATCTTCCATATCCAACAATGGTTGGGTTGGGAAGACCTACGGTGATGTAATATGCGTTGTCGTCGTTTTCTACAGACTCAACGAAATTACTGGCATTCAGGATTCTAAACTGATCAGTAACAAGCGCGGACATTTGTTATCTTTTTTTATATATTTATATCTGGTTTAAAAAGTTATGAATAGAAAGGTAAATCACTATCAACTACGCGACTTGGATCACTTTGTGGTTTGATGGCGCGAACCGCTCCAGTCTTACCTTGTCCAAAGTTACCCCTTCTCTGAATAGTTGGGAAAGTTGATAAACCAGCATCAACAGTCAACCCAGTAACACCGATTGAAATTGGGTTAGCTCTCTCATCGAAGTTGTATATTCTTCCCCAAGAGATAGTTCCAAGAGAAGTTGTAAATCCGATTTGAGTATCGTTAAATCCACCAGTGGAACCAATACCAGTTAAATTGGAAGCACCGTGAACATTACAAATAATTTCACCATTTGCAGCAACCTGGAATCCAGTTGTTCTAGAGTCAACAATGTAGATATTATCTAAGAATGTTGTTCCAACACCAACAACTGAATCATTGCTATCATATACAGAAACAACACCATGACCAACACCAGTTCCGTAAATCATAACTGGATAACCAGGTTGAAGTGCGTTGGTGTCTGAAGCATTTTGTGCCTCACCATTTATACCATAATCAGTAAGTGCATTGAAGAAGAACTGAATCGCCTTGTGTCCAGTAGAACCTATAGTTTCTTTTATTCCAGTAATAATTCCACTGAATCCCTGAACGTTAGAAACTTCTTTAATATTTTCATATTGAACGGCAGGAACTGGAGCAATAACACTTGGAACTACTGCTCTGGTTGTAATTCCAGTAGTAGTAAAGTTAGAATTAATTCCAACTGCACCACTGTTGATACCAATATTACCAGTTGAAATGGTAACAAAGTCAGTATATCCAAAACCAGGATTGGTGATGGATACCGAAGAAACTTGTCCATTTTGAATGGATGCTGTTGCAGTTGCAGTTGTTCCAATACCAACACCAACTTTAAGTGGTGCAGAGAACTTCAAGTCAATTTGATTTCCAGTGTATCCTGCACCTGGATTTGCAATTTGAACGGCACTAATTGTTCCACCAGAACCAACAACTGCAGTAAATCCAGCACCAGTAACTTCGCCATGTGGCATTACGAAGGCATCAAAATCAAATGAGTTTACATTCAAATCATAAATGACTTCATCGTAATCGAAGAATTGTGCATTATCAACAAATATTTGTGTAGATTCTGGAGTGATGTCACCAATGACCTTTGCGGTTGGGAAGATCTTAGGTTCAATGGAATCTCTTGTCTTATAAACAACATCTCCCTTGATGAACTTGTCTCTCTTCTGCTTTGCCCATTCAAATGGTTTGAAGATGTCCTGACTGATTCCTGGTCCAGTGTAAACAGAGGTTTCCAGAATGTCGGAACCAGTGATTTCAGCAATTGTTCTCTTAGTAAGTTGAGATGCTGTTCCTGGAACTGATGGATTTGCTCTTACAAATACATCATCACCAACCTTCAAGGTTTCTGTTACAGTAGTGATTCCAACATCGACACCCTTCTGACCAACGTAGAAGAAGATATCAACATCATCATTTACCCTTGGTGCCTCAGTAAAGATAACTGAAGTTCCTCCAGTAAACTGATATGCATAACCTGGGGTTTGAAGAACACCATTGATGAATATCAGAAGAACAGAATCAAGATTAATTGCTGAAGAAAGATTATTAGTAAGGTCAATCTCAAAACTTAGCAGTTCTCCATTATAGAAGAGTGGGAATCTCTTTCTATTTCCATCCTGATAACCCTTTACATTATCAATATAATCCATCTGTCCAAAGGACCAAGCAGAGTAGAAATCGTTGAAAGTTTGAGTGATTTCTACTTTGAAGTCTTCAATTGGTTGTGTATAGTCCTTAGCAGTAACTAATCCAACAACCTTAACAACATCACCAGGTTTGAATCCATAACCATTTCTAGCAATCTTGAAGTCAGAAACATTGAACTGAGCACCAGGTGCTGGAGTTCTGGTTGGGATTGTTGATTGACCAACTGCGAAGGTTACAATACCAGCAAGTGTATGAATTGCAGATGCAACGTTTGCACATTGTGCTGGAGTTGTAGTGGAGGACAATCTGTACTCTACTGCGTTGGTTATTGCAGATACGAATGTATGTGTATATTGCTGACCTGAAGGGGATGCACCAACGTTAACTCTGAAAGTATTTGTAGTTACGTTGTCAATGGTAAGGAAATTGCCGCTTGCTGGGTCAGTTGAACGTGGATATGTGTGATTAGTTAAGTTACCATCTTTAGAGCAAGTGAAGGTAAAGGAATTATCCTTAAATCTTACTTGATCGCCAATTTGGAATCCGTGGTTAGCGATTGTAACTACGAAGTTACCATTCGATGCAGTATAAGTTGCATTGGTTGGTGTATACTCAACAATGTCATCCGTAATTGTTCTATCAAATACTTGAGCAAGAGTTGAATATCCACCAACAGTAATGGATTCATTACGCATTGCTTGGATTGCCATGTCTCTTGCCTGTTCAAAGGCATAGATGGTTTCTGCTTCTTCGCCTGCTACATGTGCTCCAGTAATATAAAGATTAGCGGCATCAACTGTAAGGTCATTTCCACCAAACTTGGTGTTATATGCAATAGATTCAAGAACATCAACAATATCATCCTTACAATCTCTTCCACTTGTTCCTGCGGGAGGTGTATATGATGGGAATTGTGCCAACATTCTGCCGTAAGCAATGTCAGCAATAAATGCCGCATTGTCTTCAATCAGATTTGCTGCATCAAAGAACCTATCACCAGTTTCTTTCTCAGTAGTTTGTGCAATAGTAAGATTGAGAAGAAGATTTTTTCCAGTTTCAGTAGTAGAACCAGTTCCAAGGCGAGATACACCAACAACTGGCATATTCTCATAATTTGGTTCTGGAATGATAAGTTTTGGATTAACATATCCAGTTCCACCACTTACAAGATTGAATCCAAGAGTTCCGCCTGCACCAACTGTTGCAGTAACGTTTGCACCATATCCTGCACCACCACCAGGACCAACATTGACAGTGATTGTGTTAGTGGATACTGAAGTGATTGCAAGGTTTTGACCAGATGCTGGGTCAGTTGAGCGAGGATAAGATTGATCCGTGAAGAATCCATCATCAGAACACTGGAATACCAGTCCATCATCCTTGATGAGGATGGTGTCACTTGTGGTCAATCCATGATTTGGAATTGTAATAACAAGTTTTCCACTGAATGAAGTATAATCTGCTCCTGTTGCAGTAAATGGACCACCAGAACTTGCAGTGATACTACCAATACCAGATCTTACAAATCTATGCTCATATGCAATATCTGTAACTCCAATTGATACAGGTCCTCTATATCCAGAACCAATATTCAAACTGAATTGCTCAAAGATTTCACCACCACTTACATAGTGATGCTCAAGTGTGCTAGGTCCGATACGAACGTTCAGTGTTTCTGCATCAACAATATTGAAAATATCGTAGGAACGATCTTTATCTGGATAGGTCTTAGGAGTTGATGGAGCGAGGTCACATGTGAATCCCAATCCTGCAAGGAAAACTCTGTCTCCAGATCTCAAACTATGACGCCCTTGTGTTGTAACCTCAAGGATTCCAGAGAATCTATCGTACTGTGCTGTAGAAACTGCAACAGGGTTCACATAGGTGTTGATACCAACGATTTCAGTAAGAGTACCAGAGGAATTCTTCTTAGCGATTGCTTTTGCACCAACAAGAGGTGCATAACCAAGACCTGGTGTAGAACCGAGAGAAACAACCAAACCACCTCTAGGAATCTGATTTTGGTTGATATCAAATTCAGATTGAATGAATGAACCATCAGTTGAAGTAATTCCTGTGAATACAACACTAGAAATACCAGCATTGGCATCATTTTCAAAGAAGTAATTGTTACCAGCGTTATTTTCTGTTGTTGGTGTTTGGAATACCCCGTTAATGAAGAGAATACCATTTCCTTCGTCAATACCTGTAGTATTAACTCCGAGGATTGTATTGGTGTATGTCTTACCAATTCCAGTGAATTGGTCGGAGATATCATCAAACAGCATGTTGGTGCTGTAATTAGATCTCAAGAAAGTTCTACCAGAGAACTGTGCTCTTACATAAGGAAGATTTCCTTCATCTCTTCTTGCTCTTGTATTACCTTTTGGTGGATCAACAAAGTGCAGAGTGTTCTTAACAATATTGATTGAACCTCTGTGAATCTGAACATTAGAACCATCAGTGTGGTCTGTTGCTGCAGTTCCAACAATACCCCTTTGAACAGAAACTGTTGGATGAGTTGCAGCAGCACCAGCAGCGATAATACCATTGATTGGTCCAAGAATTTGACCATTAGCATTAGTACTGAATCCAACTTCAATGACCTTCATGTATTCATCATCAATCTTGAGAATATCTCTTGGTTGAACCGAAGAAATGCCACTAAGGTTGAAAGTTGAGATACCAGCATTGATACCGCCACCATTATTTTCAAGGTCATGCTTCACAGGTGTGAAGGTGATTGGTTGCTGAACAATACCATCAAGACCGATAACAGTCTTAGTAAGTTTCTTGGTAAACTCTAATTCGTGAGCATTTCCAAGACCAGCATCTGTAAATGTTACAAAGATACCTGCCCTTGCATACTCTTCCTTGGTTGCAAGTTTAAATGTGTCTGGAGTAAGAGCGATTGGGAAAACAATATCAGGAAGTTTTGTGGTAACAATACCTGCATAACTTTCAGTTGCTCCAATACCCATTGCGGTTTGACCAACACTGATAAAGGTTGATTTTGGAATGTATGTAAGTTCCTCACCTGTATTGAAGAAGTGATTTGGGAAAGTGAACAATCCAGTTTCATAATCCAGTTTTGTGGTATCGGCAGGATCAAATGACTTGTTATAGATTGGGAAGTTATTGTGAGTTATTTCAAAAGCAGTTCTATTTGCTCTGAGACCGTTCAATCCATCAAATGCTGTAAGAAGAAGTCTCTTATTAATTGGACCATAATTGAGATCCAATGCTTGATTGTCAAAATCAGATACTCTATAGAATACCTCATTCATTGCTTGTGCTTCAACAGTATATCCAGCATCTGGATAGAAGTTCAAAGTAAATTCTCTACCGTTGACAACTCCACCAAATGTTCCAATACCAACAGAATTATTAGTTACTGAATATGGTCCTGGTGTTACGGTAACCGACAAGTCCTTATCATTTGCCATGATAACAACTTGGTGCAGAGATGAAGTAGAGCCAGCAGCAACACGAACAATTGAATTTGAAGATGAAATAGTGTCAATATCAAAGGTTCCAAGAGAAACTGCTGTTGTACCGAATCCAACTGTAGATTCAATTCTTGCACTTCTTTCATCACCAGGTGGTTGATTATTGAGAAGGAATCTATAAGTTCCGATTCCTGCAGTTGTTGCACCAAATCCAATAATATTGGAGCGAACATCATATACTGGACCTTCAGAAGTAATTGCAACGTTTCTTGCTCTCAAGGAAACAATACCAGCATTAGAATCATATGCAACAGTCAAGATTCCAGTTTGAGTTGCACTATATGCTTGAGTTGTTGTATCAAAGTAATACTCACTAAGGAAAGTATTAGTTCCATCAAAGTCAATATATGCTTCAATGTAATGATCTGGTTCTGTTTCAAATCTATCAGTAATTTCAACTGAAGCAAATGCACCATTAAAGTTTGCAGAATCAAAACTTGCAAGGGTTTTAATACTGGTAGAAATTCCAGGGGCAACACCAATACTATTGATACCAGAAACAAAAGAACCTGTTAAATCAACCTGACCAACTGTTTGAGTACCAATTCCTGTTTCGGATGCGGGAAGATCTTGATAGAGATAGGTCTTTCTCAGAAGTTTGATATCATGGTCTCTTTCATATGGATCGGTTGGTTCAAAGATAAGAGTCTTTCTTCCAACACTATCAATATCTGCACGGAAATCACCAAGTTTTTCATTTGTGAAAGTAGAATACTTTTCAAAGAGGAACGTATTAGTATCACTAGATTGAAGAATAACTTCTGATACTTGCATATCAGATGTATCTGGATCAACAATTTGAATAGTGTATCTGATGTGATTATCTTGTGCCTGAACTTCTTCGAGTTCACTAAAGACATCTTGGAAACCTCTGGAAGAGAACTTATCAGAGATATCATCATGAATTAGAACTCTATTAGTTCTACACTCCGTATAGTCTGTAAGTTTTCTGTTTTCAAGTTGCAGAGAATTAGATTGTAAGAAAGTACTAACTCCACTTGGTCTTGGGTCATTATCCAATCCAAAGTCGAAGTTGTTGATTACATCAACTCTCTTCTCACCGACAACATCAAGGATTACAATACCAATAGTGGAAATTGTATCTCCAGCACCAACCTGAGCAGCAGAAGAAATGCCAACGTCGGCAAAGTTCTTCATACCTGCAGGGTGAACAATACTGTTTACAGGTGAAGAGAACTCTTGCCAAGTTATTGGACTCTTAATAGAATAAGAAAGGTTCTGGTAATAATCATTGTTAGGTATAACCTGATAATCTTGACTAATCTTACCAACATCATCTCTCCAACCAATATCCTGTTTAGATGCATAATCAATTACAATCTTAGATCTCTTACGATCAACAGATACAACTTCCGCAATCGAACCACTAACTTTACCTCTGATTCTGGTTGTTACAATACCAGAATTATTAGTTGCAGATGGAACAAGGTTATATGTTCCTTTGACCTTGATATAATCATCTCTAACAAGAGAAATTCTTAAATCAGTTTCTTGCCACAATCCTGTCTTATTTGAATCAACATACAATTCTTCATTGATTTCAAACTTAGATCTTTCTTGAACAATATTCAGAATTGGGAAGTTCTTCTTATTAACAATTGTTCCATATCCAGATTGATATGTCTTAGCAATACCTGGATTGGTTGTCAGTCCAACACCATCTTCACCAACAAGTTCAAATGTAAGAATTGCAGGGCTAGTGTTATTGAATTCTTTTACTCTGAAGAATTTGAAGTCATAATCTGCAGAGTTCCATCCAGAACCAACATAACTATCTTCACTCTTATTGGTAGTTGTTCCAATACCAATTGCACTTAAGTGTGGACCATTTGATGGGATAGAGTGCTCAATGTTTTCAACATAAACATAATCTCCTTGTTCAAACAATACTTGATTGAATCCTAAGATTGGAGTTGTAAGAACACATGTTGCAATTCCAAAATGACTGGTTGTCATTGAAACAATACCAACACCATTTTGGTTATCGATTGGAATCAATCTATGTGGCTGAGAATCTAATCCACGGATTGGTGCAATCTGCTCAACTTCAGAAATAGAACCGTTAGGTGCAGATGCAATAAATGTCTCTCTATCAATAATTTTCTTGCTTTCATCATTCCAGAGAATGAGTTTTGGTGGTGCAAGATAGTTTTCTCCACCAAATTCAATGTCTACACTAGTAACAGTATCAAGATTATCAATCTCAACAACAGGAGGTATAGATGCCTCAGGTCTCAGAGTTTTATCCGAAGAGTAATCATATCCAATATCCTTGAATCTTGTTTTCTTAATTCTTCCAATAGAAGTTGATATTGCAACCAGGTTAGCATTTCTGCCCTGAGACTTATCTGTTACTGCATCAACAACCTCTTTAAATTTGGGAAGTTTATCAAAACTAAATCCTTTGGAGAGAACTTCAACATTACCAATAGCACCCAAACCTGATGAAGATTTGGTTCTATACTCTAATTTGTCACATTGATCTGAAGTATAGTTGAATACACTGGGCAACTTAGATGGTGAAACAAAGAATTGAGTTGAAGTCTCATCAAAAATCTGATATGTGCCATTATAAGCACTGTCAACGTAGTTAATTTCACTGAAAGAAGTAACTTCTTTATCTGCTGTACTAATATAACCACCTTTCTCTAAAGCATAATAAAGTTTAGATGGAATATTCTTAGAATAATTAACTGTCAGAGATGCATTAGATGCTGTTCCAAGACCAATAGTTCCAACACTTTGAACATTGAAATCTCTAGAATCAAAAGAAGAAACATATTCATTAAGGAATTCTGGTTCTCTGTAGATTTTTAACTCATATCCATTAAGAGTTGGACTCTGTAAGTTGAACTGAATATCGCTATTTCTAACAACATTAATTTGTGGATTAATTAATGCAAATGTATGAGTTGTATCACCAGTTCCAACGATGTTGACTTCTTTTTCAGTTAGTGGGTTGGTATCATAAAGAGTTTCTGCTAAGCGGAACTCATCTTTACCATCTCTAATTGCATAGTAATTTTCAGAATCTGTCAATCCACCAAATGGTTCGACGCTTGTATAATACAGTTTGTCACCTGTCTCATACCCATGATTTGCAAGAGTAATGGTGTTTGTAAATGTATTGATTCCTGCAGATGCAATTCCAGTTGGATTTACAAGAATTTTCTTATCAATTTCATTAAATGCAAGTGTTAACGCTGCAGTTGTTCCAACACCAACAACAGTATTTGGTTGAACCGTCAGTTTAACAGTATCTCCTCTAACAAGACCGTGAGTTGAACCGCAACTTACAAGGGTCTTGATTCTGGAGATATCGCCAGTAATTTGTTCTTTAAGAGATTCAATCTTATACTCATGACTATCACTTACTCCAGTGCTGAAGTAAACACCATTACCAGAGGTTGTTAATCCAACCTGAGTAGCAAATCCAATAAAATCTCTACCCTTATCAATTACATAAAGATCTGAGAAATTAGTGTTTACATCAGGGATGAGAATATTTCCTGCAGTAGTTTGATCAAAACTTATAATCAGTGAATTTAATCCTTGACCACCTGGTTTACTGAATCTAACTTTCTGACCATTCTTAAATGGATGATTAGGAATGTGAATTGTTTGTGTTGGAATTGAAACTGTGTATGAAGTAACTCCAACATTATATGTTCTTTGAACAGCACCACCTGCAGTAGTTCCCAAACCAACTGCTTCAGATGTGTTCAGATATACAATATCTTGGCGTTCAGAACTAAATTTCTGTGTTCTAACGGGTAACGTAACCCTGTCATTTAGTAAATCAATTCTACTGCCAAGAGTATGTGCAACACCAGAAGAACCATGTCTCTTAACTTTGAGAACTCCATTTCTAAAGTTATTGAGAACGGTCATGTGCTCACCGTTAACTCTAATGCTATTACCAATAGATACGGTGTTCAGTTTGGTTGAAAGGAAAATATCTTCAACAAAACCATTTGATTGTGCATTATATTGAGTCATGGTTCCAGCAAGAGCAACCGACTCTGTGGTGAATCCAATCTTAACAGAACCTTCTAACGAAGTAATAGAAGTTGAAAGACCTCCAACAGTAACAACATCATTCAGATTCAAATCAAATCCAGAACGATTATATGCAGAAACTTGGGAACCATTGTCCCAAACCATAACAACATCTTCATACAAGTCTAATGTTGTATCGATAGATGAAACCTCAGTTCCAACAATCTCAGAAACTTCTGCTCTTAATCCAGCACCTCCCGATCCTTCAAGGTCAAATTCAACTCTGTCACCAATTTTATATCCAACTCCACCATCATTAATTTTGACCTGATTAACTTCACCTTGAGTTACTGCTAAAACTTCACTTTCCTGTCTGAAGAATTCATATCCTTCATTGAGGAAATCATAGTCAGCATACTTCTGGTTTACATTATATGGGAATGTGTTTCTAGAAATATTTGCATTATTAAAATCAAATGAATGATCTAAGACCAAGTTCTCTGTAATGAGATTTCCTTTATAGTGCTCACCAATAAAATATGGATATGCTGGTTCAAAGTTAGGTGTTGTTTGACTTGTAGTTACACCTGCAAAATATGCATATACACCATCTGGGAAATCTGGAGTCTTACAGAATCTACCATTATGCTTATCTAAATCACCAACTCCAGTATATTCAAAATCTTCAACAAAGAATCCATCAACAAAGTTTGGTCTATCTTCAATAGTAGATGGTTTTAACTCATAACTAGATTTCATCAATCTAGGAGTTCCTACAGTACTTGTGCTATCAAATCCATATGGACCATAGATTGGATTTCCATCATACGCCCATCCAATGATTGGTGAGTGTTGTTGACCATTATCATCATATGTGGATGCAAGATCCTGAGAATATCCGTAGATACCGTAGACCAACTTATCCTTCTTATCATCTTTGGTAAGGCTGGAGAAGATTTTCTTACCTGATCTGCTTCTAGAATATTCCGCAAATCTTTCAGCATCATTGACTTCAAGATTTCTTACGTTTGCTTGGAACTTAGCACCAAACTCTCTTTGTTTGATAAAGATGTTTGTAGAAGAAGCACTGTATCCAATACCAGGATTGATAACAACAACATCATCAAGTTTACCATCAATAATAACAGGTCTTAAGATTGCACCTGTACCATCACTTCCCAAATCTTCAGCAATGAGTGCTGGTGGAGAAACATAGTCTTGTCCTTTATTCAGAACCTGAACATCAGTAATTTTTCCATTAACAATAACTGGAGCAAGTTGTGCGTTCTTGCCTTCCTTAGTATTGATAAGTGGTCTCTTATGGAGATTCAGAGTTGTGGTTCCATATCCCGTTCCTGGTTCATAGAGATAGGTGTCAACAATAGGACCAGCAACAAATGGTGTAAATATAAACTCACCTTCAGCAGTTGAAGCATAAGATACGTTTGCTACAATCTTAATTGGTGGATACTGGAAACAGTGGTATCCACTATTTGGATTGAGGGTATCTGTTCCAACACCAGTAATATCAACGTGATGATTTCTGAGCAGATTATCCTTTATACTATTACCAATACCAACATCAATAACTCTGAAACTATGATCATCTACCTTATCAATAGAATATTGCTTATTAGTATCCAGACCAAATACACTAAGATCATTAGTTGTAGTTAATCCGGCAAGGGTAGTTACAGAGTAATCAACAATCTCTCCAGTTTTAAATCCATGATTTTTGAAACTGAATGTATTGTATTCTGTAGAAATACCAGATTGTGTAACTCTAAGTTTTCTATTGCTATATCCAGAACCACCATCAATAACTTTAACTTGACGAAGATTTCCTCTAGAAAGTGTCCTGAACTTATGGATACCACTAGCATCTGTTGCGGTAGAAAGACCAATGGTATTAATACCAGGTCTTGTGATATTACCATCCTTATCAGTTAATGGAGCATCTGCTTCAGTTCTGTAAAGTTGAATTGATGTACTGTTGATAAATCCAACAACATATCTGTCACCACTTACAAAGTAGTTACTAATTGAATTAGTAGGATCTCCGTAAATACCAATTCCAATTGGTTCATTACCATTTTGGTTGTATATGATAGTATCACCACTATTCAAGAAGTGTGGTTCTAAGAATGTAATTGTTTCTTGATTAATATCAACACCACCACCTAAGTTAAGGGGACGACTATCAAACTGAATTTCTCTGAACCTATTACCTACGATTGGTTCGAGTACACATCCATTACCATTACCACCAGTAAGAGTGACAGATTTACAATCAACAATATCAAATACTTGTGGGTCAACTAAAACTTCTTTAACACTACCTTCAATAACTGGCTCAACATATGCTTGTTTTGAGACACCTGAGACATATGCAGTGTTACCAACACCACTTACAATACTGATTGATGGTGGAAACTGAACATTATAATCTCTACCACCATTGAGAACTTCAAAAGAATCAAGAGGACCATAATAAATGCTGTCTCTAGAATCTGGTGAAGTAATTTCAACACCATCGATAAGCATACCAACATTACCGATATTTCTCTTATCGGGTTTTTTGTCGGTTAAAACTTGTCTTAATGGGAACTTTCTGAGGATTTCTCTAGAAGATAAGAGTTTATCTTCATGACGGTCTAATACAAACTCATGAGAACCTGCAACCTCATTTGCATCAAATCTTTTATACTCATCACCTCTTAACTGTGACTTTGAAATGTAGAGACGAACTTCTTTTGGTCTGATTACTTTAACATAGTAAGATTCTCCAGACTCCAATCCAGAAAGTGGATTAGTTGCGGTATAGATGACTCTATCGCCACTAATCAATCTAGTATTATCAGGGAATTTGATACTAGAATAAGACTTATGATACTCACTGTAACTTCCTAATCCAACTACATTGATTGTTTGATCAATTGGATCAAATGCAGTTGTTGCTCTATTAACATCTAAACTTGAAACAACAATATCATTTTCAATACTATATCCTGGAAGTGACAGAGATGCAGCATATCCAAACTCTTCTGCATCATCTGTGTAAACATTGAGAGTATTAGCAACATAGTTGTTGACTCCAAGATCAATTCCAACACCAGCAGTATTGACTTTCTTCAGATTTCTTCTGATGCTGTAGTCGGTGTTAGGTGCCTCTACAAACCCCGCAAGGTTTGCTAGGGTAATTTCATTGGTAGAAGCGTTAATCGATTGGACAACGGCGTTCTGGTGTACAATGGTGTTGTTATTTGAATCAGTTGTGATAGCAACGTTGTTGCTTCCACCAATCATCAAGTCAACACTATCACCTTCTCTTAATGATGCTTTATCAACGTTGGTAAAGAGAGTAAATGTTGATCCATTAATTTCTTTTACTTCATATCTGGACTTAGTATTGTAAACCCAAGAATTGGCGAAAACTTCTTTATAAGTCTTATCTCCATCTGGATTGTAAATTACTTCACCAACATTCTTAACGGTGATGACTTCATCCTCTTCCATCAGAGGAATATCCTCTAATGTTTGCAATTCTGAAAGAACGCCAGTTATGCGAAGTTCAACTCTCTTGGTTGGATCTCCATTTTCAAATCCAAAAGCAACTTCATCTTCTCTAATACCATCAGCAATAGAGAGTGCGGTAGATACTCCTGCAACTTGATTAACACCATAGAATTGGTTGATGCTCTTTGAGGAATATTCAAACGTTCCACCCTTGGATTTCAATATACCAGTTGCACCAAAACCAATTGTAGAATCAACGGTGATGATAGATGCACCGATTGAAACTGGTTCTAAGATTCTTGTGAATCCTGGAACATCAAAAATACCTTCGACTAAGTCTCTATCGTTGTAACCAACGAATAGACCCATCTTATAGAATGCCTTATTCTCTCTAGTAAAGATTTCTACCTCAGAGACGGATGCATTTGTATTCAAATCGTTTGATCTGAATATTGTTTGCCCCTCTAATGCAAATGGGTCACCAAAAACGTTATCATTTTCAAACTCATTGAAGTATTCTAAGTTCTCTACAACGATAGTTTCTCTTCTAATATACTCAGCAGAAGAAGGTTTGATTAATCTTGTTTCAAGATCAATAACTTCTGCTTCTGCACCATAAAGAACTTTGAACAGAATTCTAATAGATTCTGCAATACCTTTGGATTGATAGAAACTTCTTGCATGTTTAATGAAGTTTCCAACATCAAGGTCGGATACAAAATCATACTTTTCCAGACCAGGAGTAAATGTTGCCTTTAACTTGGTATAGAACTCTTGTAAAAATAGAACACTAAGGTTCTCTACTGTAGCACTATTGCTATGTGCTGCTGCCTTACTATCTGAGAAGACAATATTTTGCTTGTTTACGTTTGAGAAAACGCTAGTGATACCGACATCATACCCAGTGATACCACTAAATCCACGAACACATCCTGTAAAAGATGTTGTGGTCTTAGCAGTGTAAGTTATAACCTCATCACCAATCTTGATTAGACCATAGTCATCAGGAAAACCTTTGGTCGATGCAACATTGATTGTGGTATCGGTGGTTGCAACTGCACTTGTGAGAGTAGTTTTACCGACAATAACCTCAGGAACGAGGTTATCAATCTTGATATATCGATCAAGATTATCAACCAAGTCAATGTTACCTCCCTGGTGTTCCTGGGAGATGTAATATTGTCTGAAAAACTCAATTGCTTTTGGAAAATCGGCAACCAAAAACTCAGGGAGTTGGCTCTCAATAATCTTATTGAGTTGAACTCTCTTCTCAAAATGCGACATATTTTATTTCCTCTCTAAATCTCCGTTTGAGTAACTTGAAGTATAGTAATCTCTTGTGAAAGAAACGCCAGAAATATCTTCACCAGATGCAATAACATCTTTAACCATATTTATCGTAGTATTTGAAACGTCCAGTGTGAGATAAAGGTCTTTCAAACCAACAACATCATTTGATTCTGGGAACGCCTGAATCTCAATTATTTCATTTGGTGCAACGGTAGAAGTGATATTTATTGTGTTAACAAGAATTTCACCCTTCATATAATCAACGGTTCCAATACTCTTTCCAACAACCATGAGAGAACCATCATTGGTCTTCTTAACAGTTGAAATAATACCCTTACCACTTCCATCCAGATTGCCATTTGCATCTTTATTTGGAACATCTGTGAAGTAAACTAGGTCAGATGAACCTGCAATAGTGAATCCTGTACTCTTAATATTGTATCCAGCAGGATTAATATGGAATCTGTTACCAAAACAGAGTTCATACTGGGCAAATTGGTTCTTGAGAACCTTCATATCCCTTCTAATTTTTACTTTCGTAATGTTAGAAACGATTGCATTATCAACACGGTCAATTAATTGCAAGATTTTACTGTATTTGAAGCGCCCACCAAAGCGATTCATGTCAATATCCTTAGAATAGATGCCCAAAGCACTAGTAATTCTTGATTTCAGGTCATCACTACTACTAATTTGTGAAATATTGTAGTAAATGGTCGAATCAAGTTCGACATAAAGCACTTTCAAGTCAACAATCGACTGATTAATGCCTGCAATAGAGTATTGCTTCAGTTTTAGAAGGATTTTTTGCTTATCAAAGTCGGAAACATAGGTTCCATTCTTTGGTTTGATGCTTATTTGTACTGTTCCAAACTTTGGTGGAGATAATTCCTCACCACCAACCACTGCTACCGACTCAGTATTGGGATAAACATCAGAAATAATTGCTTCATAGTCCCTTGATGTAACCGCTCTGTACTGCGCTGAGTAAAGGCGAGGAGCAAAGTACTTAATAGAAGAGGTACTCTCTACTTCACCGCCGTTAATCGCCCCCTGAACGGTTGTCACGGAGACTGAACCATCAGGAACCAGTCTTATAGCATTTTGATTGAGTAAACTTCCTTGGAAATCGAACACAGATGGTCCATTTCCTGCTTCGCCATCAGTAATAATGTACTCAACAAGAACTCTTTGCCCATTTTCTAGTGGACGACCAAAATATCCATCACCAAATAGCAATTCATAGCGTTCTTCACCGATTTCTTGCATCAAAAAGATCTCAGAAGTCTTATCGATGTTCAAAATGTTGTCAACCATCTTCCATTGACGACCTTTTCCTGTATCATTAGGTCCTTTTACATAGACTCTAACGGTAGAGGTGTCAATATTTGGGTTGTCAAGGATATAACGTGTATCTTGAGAAAGATTTACAGTAAATTGCCTTCTCAATAATGTTCCTTGGAACACTTCAAGTGGAACTTCTTGTGTTCCAAACACTGCCTGACTGTTTCTAACCCTTGCTGTTACGTTTTCGGGTACTGAAAAGCGATATGTGGTGTTATCTACGTTGCCAATACACGCCAGACCCGCCTCAAGCGTTACCACAGAAGGTGGATTAGTGCCTGTAGTGTCTACAGGTACCGTAAGGATTACATTTGCCTTAGCGGCGCTCCTAGAGCGAGGCACATAACCAATGTTTCTAGCAAGAGAAACCACATTTTCACGAACCGTCGCTCCATCAAGGAACGATTCATTAACTACCAGGTTCGCATTGAATGCATTAATGTACGTATTGTACGCTAAGGTGTCGATTAAGACAGAAAAATTAGACCCCTCAAAGTCAAAATCCGTGAAATTAGAATTTGCACGGAGATAATCTTTGATCTGGGTCTTTATTTGATCAAAATCGAGATTTGTAAACTGTGTAAAAGGCATATCTTATCGTGTTGCCTCTAAGATGAACGAAAAGGCTTGTGGAGGAAAATCTTGTCCCACAATATCGAAGTAGACTTTCACTTCAAAACTGTTTTCATCAGGTCTTGGATCAACTTGAACTCTTAAGTTATCAATACGATCTTCAAAAGTTCCAACAGTATTCTTAATTTGGTCTTCAATTACGATGGCAGTTGCTAAATCAACAAAATCAAAAAGACTTCTACGGATGTCAGTCCCTAGAAGTGCATTAAAATAACGTTCTGTTGGAATAGTCTCAACTAAATTACGTACAGATCGAACGATTGCACGCTCATTAATCAAGACAGGAAGGTCCTTCGTCACAGGATGTGGATCAAATGCGAAACTAATATCCTTAAATGCTCTGGAGACCCTTCTGGTTGCCATCTATGTGGTACATTTTCTGAATTTATTTATACCCTCACTCTTGATTTTGCTCCTCTTCAGTCAACTCTTCTGCTGCATCACTTGTTTCATGAGGTTTGGTCCAATAATCAGTAATCAAACTAGTTGTACCCCACATACGGTACATATATTCAACATCTCTATCAACGTGATACTTGGACATCTGTTTCTCCATCTTGGTTAAACAGAACTTTTAAAGGGGTTTCTATCCCTCATCGGTATTTATTTCGTCCTCTTCTGCTCGCTCCTTTGCAGTCTTCCAATGGTATTCATCTTCACGCCCCATACCAAGGCGGTCATAACCATTTTCTACTGAATAATATTGAGTAGATACCTTAAAGTCAGGCATCTTAGGATCAACAGGAGTCAAACTATTATCAAAGATACGTAACCGATTATTTGGATACAGAGCATACTGCCCATTCTCCAGTTCAATTAAGTTATGGGACTTATGTTCTGCTGGGTTTTCACTCGTCGCCCAATCAACATAATCAGGGTCATGATGATAGTTATCGATAGTACAAACGTAAGTACCTTTCATGATTCCATGGTCTCTGGTATAACATTCAAAGTCCATTGAACCAATAAACTTCTTATCAACTGATACTACACCATAGTCCATACAGTTCCAGAACTGTAGGTTAGGTAAACTCATATCAGGTTTTGGTGTTTCTGGGTCTGTTACGAATGCAGCAATCGGCAACTTATCATACATTGCCGCATAATCTGGTAGATAGGTTTCAAAATAAAAAGCGCGTCCAGGTATCGACTTAACTGATACCCAAACGCCCTTTACGAATTCACCATGCCCAGATTGATGGTCGGTGAGATATTCTTTACGTACCCATACTTCCACTGAAGGAAGATTAGCAATCAAGCACGCCATAACATTTGTTTACATCTGTGCTTATTTACCTTGTCCGCGATACTTCTTTTTTGCATTATTGCGAGACGTAGCGGCATACTTGGTGTTTTTCCCAAACCCTTGACGAGTTTTCTTCGGTTGGGACTCGATCATCTTTTCACCAGAGAGACCGACTTTAGAGCGTGCCATAATTAATCATCTGTAGTAATTTGTGTATCAAGCTCCGAGGGATTCGGAGTACCTGACGAGTAGAAATCCTCTGCCAGGTCCATCATTTTATCAAGGTATTCAGTTTGGGTCAAGCCCTCAAAGAGAACCTGACCTTTATGGAGAATTGTATACAACTCCTGAGCCATATCAGATAACGCGAGTTTTTTCGTGCCCGACTCTAATACGAGGATCGCACCAAATCTCAAATCCTGCCTCTTTTGCATCCAGACAGAATGATACATCCTCTCCACACATGTCTTGTACTTCACCAGACTCAAAGACCTGCATCTTAGGTGCAAACCATGGGTAAGGCATACCTTCGTGTTCAAACACACCATTCTTGATGAGCAACCATCCAAAACCTGTGTAGTCCACAGTGAAGGGTTTCTTACGCTTCGCGATACTATCAAGAGTTTCGTGATTCATTACACCACCATTGTTGCGGAAGTCATCTTCTTCCAACCAGTGTGCAACCGATGTAGTCTGTCCATCTTCAGTGCAATACCATCCACCTGCAATGTCCTTATCCATCAGAATCAATTGATAGAACTTCTCAGTGTTAAACACAATGTCACTATCAATCCACAGTTGCCAATCATAGTTCAACTTACCATCCCATGGTTTCTGGTCAGGACCACGAAGAACATTTGCACCTAAACACTTACATCGTGCAAAGTTCACCATGGAACTGTAGTCCTGGGAAATCTGGATACTTGCTCCTGCTTGTACCAGGTCAAAACAAAGTTGTACAAAGTTCTTCAGAAAGGTGTATGATACACCGCGACCTGGGA